CCCATGACTGATGCAGTTTTGGGGGTCAGACGACTTGGGGGTTGTCGCCCTGCACCAGCAGGCTGTGGAGGAAAGCGTGACGAAGTCCAGCGCGTCGGGCGCAGGAGCCGTTCGCGTAGTTCATTTGCTTCGCCACTTCTACCCAATTGCCAACGGAAACGTAAGTCTCCCATGTGGTTTGGTCTCGTAGAAGTTGCTCCTCTTTACGGGAGATGGTTGGGGTTTGGGTTTCGCTCATTTGAGCCTCCTTGTTATTCGGGTTTGGGAGTGGATTGAGTATGACGGCTTTATTGACCGAGGTCAACTCTTTAGGCAACATCGGACGTTTCTTTAATCGCCCGAGTAGTTGTTGCTTACGTAGGTCTCGCCCCATTCGCCACAACTCTCGCACTTGTGGAAGTTGGTAATGGCGTAGGTGCCAAGCACCGTGTTCATGTTGTGAGTGATGGCACCAACTGCTGTCCATTTGTGGGTTGCGCGGACATTGCGAATGATGCGATTGATTTCGGCGTGCTCTCTGTAGAGGCGATTGACCCAGACCAGTTGCTTTTCGGAAAGGGCGCCTTTGTCCTTGAACTGTTGGGCAAGGCTCCGAGCGAACTCCCACTTGCCTGTGTTGACCGTGGCGAGGCGATTGCACTTTTGTTCCAGCGTTGCGTCGTGGATGCTTTCCCATTCCTCTGGCAAGTCAGCCGAAGCGCACTGCGTGTTGCGCATCGTGTAGGCGCGCGCTCGGCACGCCTCCCGACTCTGGTCTTCTGGTATTTCACCAGTTCGTTCGTTATGTATGGTTCTCATTGGTTTCTGCTTTCTGGTTGGTAGTGGAATCGGCGTGTGACGTTTCGGTTGTGGTTGTCAGTCCAGCGTGCTTCAAATTGCCCGTGACCAATGTCAACCAGTTCGGCGTTTGGAAGGGGGGCGATGATTTTCAAGAAGTATTTGTCAGCGCATTTCTCTGCGAGGTCTTTCCTGCTGTGGCTGTGCATACAGCAAATACTGGTGCGTCTGCCATTCAGGATGGCGATGGCACGCCATGAAGGTGCCGACGAATAGGTCGGTGCGTGTTCAACGCAGGTGGTGATGTTGTTCATTTGTCCTCATCTCTGCTTTCGTAGCAATCCACGCACAAGTCCAGCGTGTCGCTGTCATCTGTGTAGAAGTCCGTGAAAGTTCCTGTGGAGCACCAGCCAACTGGCACCTTGCATACCTCGCAGGAAAGTTCGTCAATGCACCGAGGATTGCTTAAACCCTCCACATCGTCCGTCATCTCCTCGCGTGTCAGCAGAACCATTGAGTCTGGTTCTGGCTGAGTAGTGAGCCATTTGTCAAAGGCTGATTGTTTCATTTACTTTCCTTCTTTCTTTGAAGCGAACTCTGTGAGGGCTTTGAGGATTTTGTCGGCGAGGTCTTCGTCCTGACTGAAGCCGTAGTCAATGACACCCCAAAAGGCGTCTGTCAGTTCCATAACAATGCGCTCGTGGACTTGGTCGGCAACTGCCTTCTTTGTCTTGGCGCTGACATTCCAAACGCTCAACTCGCCGTCGCGACCGAGGGACTTAACGAAGGCGCTGTTGCTCAATCCGCAAATCGTCCAGTCGGCTGTCCACTCAATTCGCACAGGGTTGTCCACGTCCACACCAGACGCGCGCTTGGCGACGATGTGTTTGTGGTTGTTTGTCCATGTCGGGACTTCCTGCTTTGCAGGGACAAAGTCCACGCATTGCGCGACCAGTTCAATAAGGTCTTCCTTTTTCATTTGCTTTCCTTTTGGATGTTGTTGATGTTGATAAAGATTTTCTCGCCGTCGTCGCTGGTAAAGCCAACTTTGACTACTTCCCAATCGTCAGGTTGTGGTGCGACCCAAAACACTGTGCCTGCGGTGCCTTTGGGGAACTTGCGTCCCTTGACCACCACAACTCGGTGACCTTTGGCGATGACGTCGTCTTGGGCAAGGCGCGCTTCGTGCTTCGCGATGTCGTCGGCGTTGCACTCATGCTTTTCGGCGAAACAGAAATGCCCGACGCCGTAAGCGTTGCTGGTGACCTGCTTCTTTCGGTTGTCGTCGTCAAGCCACTGGAGAACTTCGCTTCCGCAGGCGTCGCAGATGGCGAGGTAGCAAACGCAACGGTGGTTTAATCCGCGACAAGGGTACTCGCGACGACCTTCGCCATTAACGCGAGTCGTGGTAGGGCGGACTTGTGGCTCCGCGTGACATGGGGTCTGGTTTTGTTCCATGCGCCCATCTTGCCGTGGGAACTAACCCCTAGTCAAGTCAATCGTTGACGTTCTGCGCCTTGCACCTTGTGCAGGTAATTGACCACGGACGGGTCACCATTTCAGCCAACAGGCGCTTACAGCGCCAACAGCGAGGCTTGGCGTCAGCACGCCCCGAACGCCCGTACGGGTCGGGTGTGGGGCTGTCAGGGGCGTCTGAAGGGCTTGTACTCACAGGAACTCGCCACAACGCCCACAATAAGGCTGAACTTGGGAAAATGTCCCTGCTTCACGGCGGTCAGGCGACGGATGAAGGCATTTGCCATCCTCGGTAGTGACGGGCGTCACTTTCTGGGTCACCATTTTGCGAAGTTCGGCAACAGCGTTAGAAACGGCGTCCAGCCCATCAAGGATGGCTTGATAATCCACCTGTGGCTCGTCAGGCGCACCTGACCCGATGTGGTGCAGGATTGTGGAACGAACAACGCTCACGGCGTAATCCACGCTTGAAGGTCAAGCCCAAACATGGGTCGTTCCTTTTCATCGCGCCCCATTGGGTATGGGTCAGAGTCGGCAATGACACACATGAAATTGACTCCTGAAATCGTGACATCACGAATTGCCCCGAGGCTCGCGCGAACGGTCAGCAACTTGGCTCGGGCAGTTGGGTAGTCATCTCGGGACGCTCGGGCAACAACACGGATTGACGGACGCTCAATTGAAACAACGCTGGCTCCGAACACTTGGTCAGCACCATTTCCTCTGTCCTCATAAACGGCAACTGCCACATCGGGAGAGTCAGGCAAGTACGACAAGAAAATGTCGGTAGCCAAAGTTCCAACTCCGTCGGTGACAAGTTTTGCTCCAAGAGCGTCTAACAAAGGCATTAGATAAATCCTCTCGCGATTGCTTCAATGCGAATGCCGAGTCGGTACTGCAACCCAATCAACGCTTCGCGCGCTGGCTGTTCTAGGTATTTTGCTTGACGTCCGTTTGGTGGAAGCCCTGATGCTTTAGAGGGGTGGAAAAAGGCGAGATTTTCATGTTGAACTTGTGCGTACGGAGTCGCAACTCCACCGTAGGTAATGTCCACGAATACTTTGTTGCCTGCCTGATTTGGGTGATGCACAACCTGTGACCGCGCCAACATACCTGAGTCGTAAGGGACAAGAAGGTCAGCCTTTTGAGCGACGTCTAACGCCTCTTCATACAGGGCGCGCCCAACAACACCGACTGTGTCGTGCTCCATTTTGCGTAAAGCCCCGAGCAACTTCTCAATTCCGTTAATCGTAGCCATGTCACGCCTTCCCGAACGTCAGCACTGTAACAAAGGCACCGTCGCCGTCATTGTGGGTGTTTATGGTCAGGACAATTCTGGTGCTTCCGTCAGGCAACACCAGTTTGTCGTTAATGCCGATAGTGCTCACGCCATAGAAATAAACAGTTCCATCTTCGTCAACGGACTGTCCGTCGTCCGTGTTTGTCAGCCCTTTGCTCTTTTCAATGCGACAGCGTTGTTTATTGGCAGTTCCAGACCATGTGTCTTTACCGTAGGCGTCACGGGTCGTTTGTGAGTACCACGTCACCGTTGAAGGCATCAGGTCAAGGAAAACGGACTCAATGGTCAACGGTACTTGTCCATGTCAACTGAGAAGCGGAAGGAACCCAAAGCGTCAGCAGACACCGTTGGGACTGGTGGGTCTTGCTCCGCGTTCTGCGCCTCAAGTGTTGCCGCCAATTTTAAGTATCGGTCAGCCGTCGCGCCATATTGCGTTGAGATTGAAAGACCTCCAACCGAACGTGAGTAGTCGGCTTTTGATGCGTATTTGGTTGCCAGCGAACGGCACGCGTAAACCGCGGCTGTGTTCGCAATGTTTGCCGAGATAGTTAGTAACGATGATATTTCGTTGTCGTTTAGTTGCGCGTTTGTGGAGTCGGTGTCGCCAATCAAGAAACGAACCATGTCAATAGGTCGCGCACTTGGATTACCTGTGTACGACCAATTAGACGCTGTGTCGGCGTAGATTTCAATGACAATCATGCCGTTGTTCGGCGCCGTCAGTGTTTTGGCTGAGAAGGTTGCTGTGAAAGCCCCGAGGTATTGCCCAGCCGCCAGTGTTGCGTCAGCCGAAGTCCACGGATATTCAACGTCGCCCGTCGCGGCGGTAACAATCGTACAAACTCCTGCCGTGATGACTTGAGTTCCTGTGGACGCATTCCACATATCAAAAACAACTGTAGAGCCAGTCAGGTCAATTGCTACCTCATCAAGCGTGAATTGGCGTGCAAGAACTGGAAGCCTGTCACCCCTTTTGATTGTTACGTCTGCCATTTTGTTCTCCAACCTTAAGATGCATCAACTGTTATTGTAGAACCAGACGCTGAAACCACTCTGGCAACCCCACTAACGCTGACAGAACGGTTGCCACCCGATAGTGACGTTCTTGCTGTCTTGCTTCCAATGTTTAGACGACGGAAACCCTCAGTGGCTGAAGCGCCAACTCCTCCACCGACCATTGTTCTTTTGCTACGAACAAGACGGACTCCGTTGCCAGCGCCGGTGCCAGCCGAAACAGATGAGCGAGGCAACCTACGATTGAAGGCGATTACTTGAGTTCCGAGTCCTGCACCTGTGCTTCCACGCTTTGACTTAACAAGACGGACTCCGTTGCCAGCGCCAACGCCTGCCCCACTTGCAGTACGGAACCTAGTGGTTCTACCAACGGCTGTACCTTCAGTTGCGGCTTGACCTGCGCCCTGTGCGTTTCGGTATACCTTGTGGGCAATTGAAGTCGCCGATGAACTTGAACCCGAACCTGACGCTGTTCGCTTGTTGGTGTGAAGTTTCGTTGTTGTTGAAGTTCCGACACCGGCGCCCGTCGCGCTTCGTGGGATGATGTGCTTTTTGACTACCGACGACGAACCAACTGCAGAGCCAGTTGCACTACGGATGTTGGTGTGAATAAACGTCGTTGCTGACGCACCCACACCAGTCGCTGATGCAGTTTTGAACACCGAATGTTTGTAGACCGTTGAGGACGCACTGTTGCCTGCCCCTGAAGCCATGCGAATAGAGGTGTGTTTGCCGACAGCGTTACCAGATGTTGAGCCTTGCCCTGAGCCTTGCCCTGTTCGGTACACCAAGTGGGCTATGGAGTTGTTTGAGGTTGAAGTCCCTGCGCCCGTTGCCTGACGATGGTGGTGGTGTAAAACGTCTGCTTCGGCTTGCCCTTGCCCTTGCCCCGACGCTGTTTTGAAGGTTGATTTACGGGACGCAGTTGAACTGCCACCTACTCCTTGCCCTGACGCGCTTCTTAAAGGCGAGATGCGACGGCTGGCTGTTCCTGACCCTACTCCTGAACCTGAAGCGTTACGCGCGCGCCTGATAAGAATAGAAGCCGACGACGTGCCATTACCTGATGATGTAGCAGTGCGTGGAACTATACGAAGGCAAGACGCCTGTCCAGAACCTGAACCAGACCCTGTTGCTGTTCGTGGGCTGGTGTGAAGCCCGACTGCCAAAGATGCACCTGCCCCAGAACCCGAAGCCGACCGTGGGCTTGTGTGAAGCCCAACTGCTGTACCTTCAGTTGACGCCTGTCCTGCACCCTGCGCGTTTCGGTAGATGGAATGAACTATTGCGTTACTTGACGAACCTAATCCTGAACCTGAAGCCGTCTTGAAAACCTTATGGACAAACGATGTGGTTTGTGTTCCTGCGCCTGAACCAGATGCTGTGCGTTTCCTTGTAACAAGACAAACTGATGATGACGCGCCAAAACCAGACCCAGACGCCGTCCTAGAGAAAACAATAAACGTCTGGTTATACGTCGTTGTTGCCGACGAATAAACAACATTAAGGTCGTTATAGACGAGCATTAGCAACCCTGTCTAGAACCTCGCGTTTGTTACGGAACATTCTAAGTTGATTCAAAATGTACGGACGATTGGCGATTTCAATTTTCAGGGCTTGCTCAATGACGCGTTCGTCGTCGTTGATAGGTATTTCAAGACCAACTTTGTAGAACTCACGGAACTTGTGAATACCAATATACAACTGGCGCTGTTCCTCGCGTAGAACTTGAGCCGTGTCCACCAAGCCGGGGTGGACAAGAGACAACGCACTGAGCGAACTAAACGACATACGCTGACGCACAAAGTGAAGCAACTCAGGTGAAGCAGGTAAAACACCTGTCGGGCGCAGACGTGCGTTTGTTTTGCCTTTTAAGTACGAGGCAATTTGCATATCTACTTGACCTGCTATCAGGCTTTCGTCAAAGCCGATGGCGTTAAGAAACCCACGCGCATCGCTGGAGATTGGGTCGGTGTTGTTGAATGGGGCGTCAGCAACTGTTGCCCATTCGTGAAGCACTTTGAACATCTCGCTTAAGGTGTACGCGCTTATCGGAAGTTCTGCGTTGTCAACGAAGTCACGTCTTAAAACCTCGTCGTTGTGGAAATGAATGTAAATCAAATGCCCTAGAGCAGGAACTGTCAACACAGGTTCGTACATGATGATGTCATCAACGGAACCGACCAGTTGAGGGTTCTTGACCGAAGGCGTGTCGTAGGTTCGCGCTCCGTAGAGCGTATTGTCACAGCGCCATTCCAAAGCAGGGTCGTAAATCGGCTCGGACTTGCAGAACACAAACACGCCAACTTCTGATGTGTTGACGTCTGGCGACCTGTCGTAAAACTCAATAATTTTCTCAAAATGCTCAAGGTTGATGATTTCCTCAACGCCCTCTGACTTGGCAATAAGCACAAGGTTGCGCAGATGGTGGAAGGGATGGTTCATAGAAACTATAAGTTGACCGTTGTCCATGCGCCAAACGTCTGCGTCGGTGAATGGGTCATCGCCTGCAGGGGTACGACGAACAATCTCCAAAGTGTCTGAAGCGATTGTGCTCAACGCAAAGAACTGCTTGGCTTTGTCTAAGACAGACATTGTGAAAGGGCGAACGGTTATCATGCGACGCCATAATACTTAAAGGTGACACCACCTGCGACGCCTGCACCAAACCAACCTTGACCACCCGTTCCTACGACAACACCACCAGCAACAACGGAGCCGTTTGCACCAGTGCTTTGTGTTCCACGACCACCTCCACCATTACCTCCATTTAGACCGTATGCTCCACCACCTGAGCCACCTGCGCCACCGTTGTGGGAGTTACTTCCTTGTGTCACAGCATTGGCTCCTGCGCCATCTGTGCCACCACCTCCACCTCCTGCGTAGTAGCCAGCGTCCGTTGTGTAGATAGGTTGATTTGTGTCGTTTCCGTAAACAGGGACTTGCTCGTATTGAGTGCAGAAACCGTACTTGTCAGTCGCTTGACAAGCGCCATTTGTGTAGCCAACAATCACTTGAACATAGCCAGAGACGTATGTGTAGCCGTAGGTGTTGTTACCACCACCGTAGGCTGGATTGGTTCCTGTCCCAACGGAACCACCAGTGCCACTTGGAGAACCACTAGCACCGGGGTGTGCACCAGCACCACCGCCACCTGCCGTATAAGTGGTGTCGCCAATAACTAAAGTTGAAGAACCTCCAGCACCTGCGCCACCCGTTCCTGCGCCACCGTTACCGCCAGCACCGCCAGCACCAATAGTTCCAGTTACGTTTTGTGTTCCAGTAACCGACGAAAGTTTAGTAGAAGCAAGCCTGTAACCGCCTCCACCTCCGCCAGCGTAGTTTGCACCACCACCTGCTCCATAAATGAGCATCTCGTAAATTGTTGGGGCAATGGCTGAACCACCTGTTGGGGTGATGGAAGGGACAGAAACCGAATACGCTCCAGCGCTAGTGTTGAGGTATGTCTTTAGACTCCACGTTGTGAAGTTGCCGTTGCTGTTTTGAACAACAACTGAACCTTTAGCGTTTGTCGCTGTGACTCGGACAATGTAGGCAGTCGCTACAGCCAAACCAGTCACATTGGCATACATCGCCGTTGAACCGTAGGTTGGCGAACCCGTCATCGCGACGGCTGTTGAGTAGGTTGACCCACCGTTAGAACTGTATTGAGCAGTTACGGTCGTGCTTAAACCTTGCCCATTGACGGTCGCGTTTAACGTGGCTCGGTCTTGATTGAAGTTAGTTGTCGCGCCCAACGTCACGGTTGGAATGGGGTAAGCGCTGGATGCAATGACACCAAGCATCAGGCGCTCAAATCACCAAGAGCAACCCATGTGTCAGTCGCCCTTTTGATGAGCGAGGCAGGAGACCATTGAGCACGAAGTTTTAACCCAATCGCGGTATTGATTGTGACACCAGCACCGGCTGTGAGGGTTGTTTGACCAGCACCAGTCTGAAGTACATCAATGACGGTTCCCACAGGGAAAGCAACGCTTGAGTTAGGAGGAACAGTCAGCGTGTTCGCAGACGCATTCCCGACTTCTACAAGTTTGCCAGCGTCGGCAAGAACAAGCGTGTACGAAGCAATCTGCGCGTTCGTGGTTATAGGACGTTTGGCGACCTTATAGTCAAGGCTTGCCGTGTCGGTTGAACTGTTGATGCCAACCTTTGTCTGCAACGCTTCAACAGCATCATTGATGTCGGAATGTTGAACAGCGTGGTCTGGCGAAGCCAGAGTGTCAGTTGAGACAGGATTGTTGAGAGCGTCTAAAGAGGTGGGAAAGTTTGTCGCCATCGCGACGTCCTCCTTAGTCCAGTGTCAAAGTGAGAGATGTAATCTCAAACGTGTCACCAGCAGTAACAGCGGCGGATGCTGACAAAGCGCCAGTCCACAAGCAGTTACCAGAGGTTGATGCGTCCCACATTGACCAGTGCGTGTAGGTTTCCGTAGCGGCAACGTTTGTCCATGACAAAGTAGCGCTGGAAGCCTTAGAACCAGCAGAAGCCGAACTCCAAGAGACAGCCTTACGGCTTGTTTCAGTAGCAGGAGAGGCTGTGCCATCTTCGCCAGCGTCACCGAGATGCAACTTCACATAGCAAGTTGTGACAGCGAACGAAGTGTTGCCGAGGGTGTCAAGCAATTTCAATTCTGCGTAGTTAGAAATACTCAT